AGTCGGCTATAAGGGTTCATCAGCATTCGACGCTGGTCTATTCTACTGCCCATACGTTCCACTACAGATGGTACGTGCTGTTGACCAGTCATCATTCCAGCCAAAGATCGGCTTTAAGACTCGTTACGGCATGGTTGCAAACCCATTCGCCGAAGGTACTAACCAGGGTCTTGGACGTCGTGCTATCAGCACTAACAAGTACTACCGTCGTCTTATCGTTAACAACCTTATGTAAGAACCACATAAGCAAGGTGGCGAAAAACTTAGGGGGAGCTTCGGCTCCCCCTTTTTAGTATATAAAGGTTGAATAAGAAAATCTTCCCATCCTATTGAATGGTGTTTTGTCTTTCATAATTACTGGCTCTACTGTATGCATAGCCTTTGACGGAAATAATATCCCTGAATTATTTTTAATTTCTACCCGATAATCAATATCGTTCAGAATCAAATCTCCTCCAGTAAATTGTTTTGGTTCTTTGAACAGCCAAAATATAAAAGTAAATTCACTAGCGTCTCTGTGTGTTAAGTAATAATCATTATCTTGATAGTAGCTAAACAGAGTCCTAGTATTATAAAAGTTCTTCGAAAAGAATTCAAAATTGTTATCCTTTTCGTTTAATTCAGAAAAAGGAAGATACTCGAATTGTTTACTTGATAACCTCAGGTAATTTGAAAACTTCATAGGTTCAGAGTAGATATCTTCCAAGAATAATCCTTTGTTAGTTTTTAAAAGATTACCCTCTTTATCTCGTGCAGCGCCAGAATTAGCAGTCAATTCTAATTTCTTTTCATCGCATAAGAATATGCATTCTTTGTATATGGTTTGTAGTTCTTCATCGTCGTAAATATTTTCATATAGGACGAAAGAAAATTTGTCAGTTTTTAGATGATTAAAGTCCATTATATCCTCATATAAATAGTAGAAAGGAGTTAAAATGACAGCGATAGATAACACACCATCTAATAAAAACTTTCTAAGTCCTCTGAATTTCAAGTTCACGATTAAGAAAGCACCGCATGTCAACTTCTTTATTCAGAAAGTTAATATACCAGACCTAAGTTTAAAGCCTGTTATCACATCAAACCCAATGGTCGTTATACCGCAAATTGGGGATCACTTAGATTACGGTTTACTTAATATTACTTTTAAGGTCGACGAAGATCTACAAAATTATCTAGAGCTTCATAATTGGATGAAGGCTCTTGGTAAGCCTAAAGATTTTGTTGAAAGAAAGGCTATCAGAGAAAACCCTTCTTATACAGGAGATGGCGAAACTTCGGATATTTCTCTTATGGTTCTTTCTTCTACAAAAATGGCTAATTATGAAATCGTATTCACAGATGCACATCCAACAAGTTTGACTGGTGCAGTTTTCAATACAACGGACGACGATGTTAATTATATCGAAGCGTCTGCTACATTTAAATATACTTATTACGACATTAATAACGTATAAAGATCTTTACTTTTTTCCAGAATTATAGTATACTATTGACAGTTTAAAAGTCAAAGGCGATAATATGAAGATTGATGAAATTTTTGAGCAGTGGGAAAAAGACACTCAGGTCGATAAGACCGAGCTAGGGGATGCTTCTTTAGACACCCCTAAACTCCACCATAAATATTTTCAAATTCTAGTTAAAGAAAGATTAACTCTTCGCAAATACGAAGCAGAGTTAAAACAACTCAAGCTAGACAAATACGAATTTTTAACGCAAGGTCCAAACGAAGAGACAAAAGATAAAGGCTGGAGATTACCAGCAAGAGGAATGGTCCTTAAAGGCGATATTCCTATGTATCTTGATGCTGATGATGATATCATTAACATTACCTTGAAAGTTGGATTACAGCAAGAAAAAATAGAACTACTTGAATCAATCATTAAACTTGTTATGAATAGAAATTATATCATTCGTAATGCAATTGATTGGCAGAAGTTCACTATGGGAGCATAATGGTAGATATTATCCAGGTCGAGAAATGCGACGAGACTTACATCAAGGTTAAATGCGAACCTAGTATTATGATGGAGATGAGTGACTTCTTCACCTTCTCTGTTCCAGGAGCGCAGTTCACTCCAAAGTTTAGAGCTAAAGTTTGGGACGGTAAGATTCGTTTGCTCAACACTATGACTGGACTTATCTATCATGGTTTGCTTTCTTACATCGAAGAATTCTGTCACAAAAGAGAATATCAAATAGAATATCTTTCTGATTTTTCTACAGAAGAATTTTCTATCAAAGAAGCAAAAGAATTTATCCAAAGACTAAAACCAACATTTCAACCAAGAGATTATCAGTTAGATGCATTCGTGCATGCAGTAAGAGAACGTAGATCACTATTACTATCACCAACTGCTTCTGGTAAATCGTTTATCATTTATTTGCTTGTGAGGTATTATGCGAAAAGAACTCTCATTATTGTACCAACTACTTCTCTTGTTAGTCAGCTTTCCTCTGATTTTGCTGATTATGGTTTCGACTCTTCCACTTACGTACATCGTGTATACGCTGGAAAAGATAAGGTCACAAAACGACCAATCACAATCACAACTTGGCAGAGCATATACAAGTTACCTAAAGAATTCTTTAATAACTTTGATGTTGTCATCGGAGACGAGGCTCATCTCTTCAAAGCAAAATCTCTTACTTCTATACTTGCTAAACTCTCCGGATGTCGCTATCGTTTTGGACTTACCGGAACACTGGATGGTAGCCAAACCCACCGCCTCGTCCTTGAAGGGCTCTTTGGGCCAGTCAGAAAAGTCATCTCAACAGCAGAGCTAATTGAGAAGAAGCATCTTGCAGATTTTAATATTAAAGGTATTGTTCTAACATATCCTGATGATATTAGAAAGATGATTGCTCGTTCGAACAAGTATCAAGCAGAGCTAGATTATATTGTAAGATGCGAAGCAAGAAATAAATTTATTAAAAACTTAGCATTATCTTTAGAAGGTAATACTCTGATACTATTTCAATTCGTTGAAAAGCATGGTAAAGATCTCTATGAGAAGATTCTCTCAGAAGCAGGAGATCGTAAGATTTTCTTCGTTCATGGTTCAGTCGATGGCGAAGAAAGAGAAGAAATTAGGAGGATTGTTGAAAATGAGTCTAATGCTATTATCGTCGCTAGTGTTGGTACTTTTTCTACCGGAGTCAATATTAAGAATCTCCATTCTATTATTTTTGCTAGCCCAAGTAAGTCTCGCATCAGGAATCTACAGTCAATTGGCCGTGGACTACGTAAGTCTGATACGAAAACTGCTGCTACCTTATATGATATAGCAGATGATATGTCTTGGAAATCAAAGAAGAACTTTACTCTTTTGCACTTCATGGAACGAGTAAAGATATACAATGAAGAGAAGTTTAAGTATAAACTCTATAAAGTAGAACTAAAGCTTTAATATTCAACTCTGGCACTAGTGATTATACCTGTGTCTTGAAAAATGTCAAGGAATATATTATGGAAGTAAAGAAGCCAAAAAGAAAAACAAATTATATCAACAACAAGACTCTCTACGGAGCTATGATTCATTATAAAAATGAATTGAAAGAAGCCGTGGCTGCAGGAAAAGAAGAACCTATCGTTCCGAAATATATCGGAGAGTCTATTCTTTTGATTTGTAACAACCTTGCCAAGAAGCCAAACTTCTCTGGATACACTTATAAATCCGATATGATCAGCGATGGCATTATGGATTGTATTGCAGCAGTTGATAATTTCAATCCTGATAAAACAAACAATCCGTTCGCATATTTTACCCAGATTGCATGGAACGCTTTCCTTCGTCGCATTCAAAAAGAAAAGAAACAGACTTATATCAAGATGAAGAATTTTGAGAACAGCTTTATCTTCTCTGAAATGCAAGAAGAAGGACATGCTACTCAATTGAAATCTAATGAGTATTCAGCTGATGTTGTTAGGTCGTTTGAAGATAAGTTGACAAAAAGCAAAAAACCTAGTAAGCTAGTTGGAGTTGAGAAATTTTCAGAGGTAGAAGAAAATGAAGAATGAACATCTCGTGCCTGTTAATATTCAGGATATTGTTAACAGATTAAACGATAAGACTATTAAAGAAAACGAAAAGGCTAATCTTCTATTACGTCTTGACGCTATTCGTGATTATGTCACCGCCGCAGTAGTGAGAGCAAATGAAAATCGCCCTTTTAACCGATAGTCACGCAGGAGTCAGAAATGACTCTATTGCGTTCCATGATTATATGAAAAAGTTTTATGATGATGTGTTTTTCAAATACCTCGATACAAATGGCATTCGAAACGTGGTTCATTGTGGGGATATTGTTGACCGTCGTAAGTATATTAATATTAATACTGCTTATCGTCTCAGAAAAGATTTGATCGAACCTGCTATTGAGCGTGGAATTACTTGGCATCAGATTCTAGGCAATCATGATGTCATGCATAAAAACACTAATAAGATTAGTTCTTTTACAGAACTTTTTAATAAGTTTCCACTAAATATTTACGAAGAAGCAACAGAAGTTGACTTTGACGGTTGCAATATTCTTCTAATGCCATGGATTAACGATGAGAACAGAGAACATGCACTCAAGTTAATTAAGGAAACTAATGCTCAAATTTGTTTCGGACATCTTGAAATTCAAGGGTTTGAAATGTTTAAAGGATCAATCGTATCTCACGGAGACGATCCGTCTGTGTTTGGACGTTTTGATATTGTTTGTTCTGGCCATTATCATCATAGGTCACACCGTGATAACATTTATTATCTCGGTTCTCCTGCAGAGTATACTTGGTCTGATTACGATGATCCTCGAGGCTTTCATATATTTGACACAGAAACGAGAGAACTAACGTTCATCGAAAACCCTTATAAGATGTTTCATAAGTTCTGGTATAACGACGGCGATCCAACGTTTGTGGATTCCGACATTGACTACAACCAATTTGAAGGTAAGATAATTAAAATTATTATTACTGAAAAAAATAATCCTTATTGGTTTGAAAAGTTTATTGAGAATATCGAAAAGAAAAACCCTATTGATATTCAGATAGTAGAAGATCATTTGAATCTTAATCTTGAAGACGATCAGGATATTATCGACGAAGCAGAATCCACTATTGATATTTTTAAGAAGTATATTCAGAATACAGAAGCTAAAGGTATTGATAAGAATAAATTAGAAAATAAAATTGTTGACTTATACCATGAGGCATTGACCTTAGAATAAAGGAGAATAATATGTTCGAACTAACAGAAGAAACTAGAAATAATGTAATTGCTCTGCTTAGAGAGAAGATGGAAATTAGTCACTATACAGACGATGAACTAAACAGCATTATTGACGACGTGGTTAGTATTGTAAAGCAGCAGTTCGGATTCTAATATGAATCTATTCCAAGAAGGAAATTTTATATCCCACGCTGGTAATGAATTACAATGGAAAATCGAATGCGATGCATTATCTGATGCAGACTGGGATTGTTTAGCAAGGATTATTCATGAACGTACTAGATTTGGTAGTGTTTACGGTATTCCTCGTGGCGGCATTAAACTGGCTACAGCGTTAGAGAAGTATATTACACCTGGACATCCACTACGTTTGGTTGTTGATGATGTATATACTACAGGTAAGTCAATGAAAGATGTAATGAAAGGGACGGATTTAGGTTTCGTTGTATTCGCCCGTAATCGTATTCCGTTCGACCCCCAGCATTACATTCGTGCCATATTTACTATGGATATTATATAATTATTAACAATA